TGTTTTAATAGGTAGAAGAGATACAGGGAAAAGTTTTTTAGTAAGAGATTTGCTATATTACCAACAAGATATTCCTATAGGAACTGTTATTTCAGGAACAGAAGCAGGAAATGGATTTTATGGAACAATGGTTCCTAAATTGTTTATACACGACGAATATAATACAGCAATTATAGAAAATATATTAAAAAGACAAAAAATTGTAATGAAGCAAGTTAAAAGAGAAATATCAGCTTATGGCAGATCAAATATAGATCCTAGAACATTTGTTATTTTAGATGATTGTTTATATGATAATACATGGGCACGAGAAAAATTAATGAGATTGCTTTTTATGAATGGTCGTCATTGGAAAGTTATGCTTATAATTACAATGCAATACCCACTTGGTGTTCCTCCTAATTTAAGAACAAACATTGATTATACATTTATTTTGAGAGAACCCTATATTGCAAATAGAAAAAGAATTTATGAAAATTTTGCTGGTATGTTTCCAACATTTGAAAGTTTTTGTCAAGTAATGGACCAATGTACAGAAAATTACGAATGTTTGGTTGTAGCAAATAACGCAAAATCAAATAAACTTGAAGATCAGGTTTTCTGGTATAAAGCTGTTGCACATAGAGATTTTAAATTGGGATCAAAGGAGTTTTGGGAAATGTCAAAAGATCTTGGGTCAGATGATGATGATGAAGGTACTGCGTTTGATCCAAGGGGAGGTAGAAAAGGACCAGCTATCAATGTAAAAAAAAGTAAGTGGTAATTAAATAATTATTGTTATTAGTAATTATTTAATATAATTAACGACGCGTTTTTCTTTTTTTACGAGGTTTACGTTGATTACGAGTTTTGTGTCTACCGTCTCCTGCGTTTATTTCGAGTTTTACGTCTTTTATTTTTGCGTCTAGTTTTTCTACCACCTCTCGATGAACGAGTCATTCTTTGGACCGAGGGAGGATTTGTCTGAGTTTTGTGTCTACGTCTCCTGCGTTTATTTCGAGTTTTACGTCTTTTATTTTTGCGTCTAGTTTTTCTACCACTTCCACCAGTCTTACGAGTCTTACGAGTCATGATAGCGACCGGGGGAGTATTTGATTTACTTTCCATTAATTTATTAATACCTCTGCGACTCAACTCGTGTGTTGCCACCCCACCTACGCAACCTGTTCCTAGACAAGCAGGGCCTCCTACTTGTGCGGCAAAAGTTGTAGCAGCGGGAGAGGCAATCGATGCCGGTCCAAACGCTGCTCCCACAGCACAAGCAGTTCCTAGACAAGCAGCACTTGTTCTAGGATTATTAGTAACATATCTCATCGAATCGCCAACTGCCGACAGAACATTTGTTTTTAATAAACTGTCTTGAATCGTTTTCACATCATCCTCGTTGGTCAAAAACCCATTTTCTGTTAAAAAAGTCCATTGATCAGGTGTTATTCTATTACAACCTGAAGGTTTTCCCATTAAACCACACTTTAATCGCACACCTAAAATGTGTTTTACCCATTCTAAACAATTTAACTTAGATCGTCCTTTTAAATCGTTAGAAATCCAACTAGCGTTTTCTGTATAAAAAGAACCTCCGACGTGTAAAGTAGTATTATTTGTCATATCCAGTTTTCCGGTCCGTCGATAGTCTCCTTTACTTTTCAATTCAACAGATTTAACGCGAGATAAATATTCTAACATTCTGTCTTTAATCCCCTTATTTAATGATCCTACCCATATAATATGAGCTTCTTGTTTCCAATTAGCTAATAAAAAATCAGATGTATATAAAGCTCCCTGTAATGTTTCAAAAGCATGAGCTACTGCTCCTCTTGTACTATCCGGTATTTTTCTAACTTTGCTTAAAGCTTTTTCAACACCTGCATGATGGCTTGCATCTTGTAGAGAACCAGAACCAGAAAATCCGTATCCTACGCTCCATACATTTGAACCATTGACAAATAAAAGAATTGCGTGTTCAGCCTTTGTATTATTAGCAAGTGCAAATACTTTTGTATTTGTGTCCTCCGGTAATCCAAAAAACGTTGGATCAGGATTTGCACGGGGCACTGAAAAAGTAAAACTAGTTTCTTCGTCATCAGTATCATAATCAACAATCACATTACCACTCTTTATCTTTTGGGCTAACAATTTTTTTTGGCTGGGTCGACCCCTACTATGCATAGCAATAGGAAATTCTGCCGGCCATGCCACTATTGGACGCACTCCTTCATTATTTTCATTCAGACCAACATGATGCGACAATGTTCGAATAGGTATATCTGATTCAACGTATTGTCCTGTTGTTCTTCTTCTTCCGGATTTCAACTTTCCCCTAAAATCATTGCCGAAATATCCCCGTTCGTTCCCACTCATCACTCTTTCAACTGTACTTCTAAGCGTTGGCCTCATTATATATAATTATAATTAGAAAATAATTAATTATATAATATAAAGTTTATTATAAATCTAAATTTTATCAATCTGTATAAATTTACCACCTCCTAAATGTTTATCTAGTAGTGCTTTTTTTCAGCACGGTATTCTTCTAAACATGGACAAAAATGATTTGTCATAGTGCGGTGAAGACTACAAAATGATTTTCCGCATCGACATATAATAGATAAATCAACAGGTGATAATTTTTTTTTACATTTAGAACCACCAAGACAAAACGCACACCTTTTTGTTTTTTTCTTTTTTTATTTTATTTCTTTTTTTTGTTTGTTCCTTATCTGCTTTTTTTGAATTGTTGTCATCGCATTTGATATTTTCAATAGACGCAGAATCTGTTGTTCTGTTTTCATAATTGTAGTACTGTTTTTATTGTTGTTTCTAACAATTTCCTCCATATTAATTTATAACTTATAGAAATAAATTAATATATTTAAATTTCAATTTGTCCTAACTTAACTTTTATTCAATGCATAATTTAATTTTCAGAATCATCATTGTTACTGGATTCGCTTTCATTAGTAGTAAGCTTTACATTTTCTGCTTGTTCTTCCTGAACTAATCCTCTATTTAGAGCATCTTGTACAGCAGTACCTCTAGGAACATTATCACCTTCGAAAAGTTCCTTACGAATATCGGCGGATGTTACTTCTTCTTTATTCCCAAGAACACTTTCTATTGTATTATTGACACCAACTAGTTGGCCGTCTTTATTAATATTTTGTGTAAGTTTATTACCTGTTTTCTTTGCTAATTTTTTATTTTCTTCAATAGCTGTTTTTTTTGCTTCTAATACACGTTTTTCAAATTGTGTTTTTGCAGCAACTTCGTTTTTATTTTTTTCATTCATCAATTGATTTAGTTCATCTTCTAGGTACTCGACGCGACCAGTCTTGTAAGCTTCGGGTTCCCAAGGCATCCACATTCCAACAGGACCAACATATACATTATGATTAGGATCAACTTCACGTAACAATTTACAGCGCAATTCTGCTTCTTGTTGTGTTGAATATACTCCCCTGATTTTCAACCCTCTTGTACTGGTTTGAAATTGTTGTTCTGTATTAAATTCATCTTCAATTCTATCTTCATTCGCATCTAGAAAATTTTTGTATTCATCTCTTACGTAATTTGTAGTAAATGTTTCCTTTTCACTTTTAGTGTATTCTTGAAAATCTTTCATAACATCATCAAAATTAATGCTATATTTATACGACAAAAAATTTATAAATTGTGTAAATTTTTGAACGCTTTTTGTGAAATCATAGTGTTTTAGGAATTCTTGAAAAAAGAAATGATTTTTTTGCTGTAAAATATTTTCAGGACTTACAAAACTTACACAAACAAATTTTTGTCCAGATAATGGTTTATCCTCTTCCAATAAATCAACATATTTAGGATTTAGAGCGCCATCGGGCGTTTTTTGATATACACAACCAGGTTTTGACATATTATATTATTTTAACGAGAATCATTTTTAAGTTTTAATTTTAATATATATTTTTTTTTCTTATTATTATTTATAATGCTTCAAAAATTAATGCAAATGTTAGATTTAGGAGAACTTATTCGCAGAGCCG